GGTTTTGATCTGCGCGATCACGACCGCTTCGATCTGTGCCGCCGGCACTCGGCGGGTTGGGCAGGCAGAGGCCCCATTCCTGATGACGTCCGTTGAAATGTAATAGCGGTAGAGCTTTCCGTTCTTTCTCGCGTGGGCTGGGGTCATGGCCGCGCCGGCGGGGCCCGTCACCCCCTCGCCCGTCAGCGTGTTAGCGATCGAGCCGATGTCCGCGCCGGTGAAGGCGAGGCCCTGGTGAGTAGACTGCCGTGCGAGGTCGTAGAGGCGGCTCATGCCCGTTAGCGCGACGACTGCCGTCCCGTCCGCTGCGACACGGTAGGTGTGATCCAGGACGATGCCTCGGCGCAGCAGGTAGCCGGCGCGACCCTCTTCCATGATCGAGACACGCCAGCGGGATTTGATTTGCTTCGCGAGCGGCTCCGGCGCCGGGAACGATACGGCCCACGAGCCGGCGGCGTTTAGCTCGCGGTTGATCTCATAATCAGCCAGGGCGACGATGGGCAACTCGACCTCGGCTAGCGCCGGCGTCTCGATGATGATCTGTGCTCGGGGCATCTAATCCCAAGCCTCGGCGAAGTCGAAGACGATTGCCGCCCCGTTAGCGCCGGCAATCGTGACGCTGTTGGGCCCGGGGGCCATAACCATCAGGCCAACCTGGTCGGCGGCGCGAATGAAGTTAGCCGAGCCGTCCGCCCAGGTTGCACCGCTATTACTAGAGAACTGCACCGTATTGCGGCCGGCATCGAAGCGCAGCCAGTCGCTCGAGGCAGCACCGACGCGCGACGAGGCGAGGACATAGCCGGTGGTCGTGTTGGTGATCACAAGGCCGTTGAAGGTGTTCTTAACCGTGATGATGGCGTTCTTGACCGGCGTCGAGCCGGGGTTAGTGACGGTGATCGTCTGAGGGTTGCTCCCTAGCGTAAACTCGCCGGCCGCGCCGATCGGGTCGCCATACCAGTCGGAGAAGCGCTCAAACGTGACGAATACCGGCTGCACCACCGACGCGTCCTCAACCGTGAACGAGAGCGACGGCATCGCGGCGAGGCGCGCCCAGGCCCAACGCAGGCCAGAAGCGGGCGCTACCTGGGTCCAGATGCGCCCGCGGCCGTAGGTCTGCATCGCCTTAAAGCGGTCGACGTCGGCGTTGATCCCACTGGCTGCGCCAACATCCAGGAAGCGCACCACCTCGACGCCGTTGGCCTTGATCGCAGCGCCCCCACCCATCTGGTCGAACCCGTAGTTCGCGCCCGTCAGCGGCACCATGGAGTACAGGAGCGGCTGTTCCTGTTGGTATTCGTAGCGGTGGGTGGGGAAGACGCCGGATGCGGTGGCAACGATGCCCGACGCGGGCGTCATCTTGCCGTTATCGAACATGAAGAGGTAACGCAGGACTGCGGAGGTCACTGGTAGACCCCGCGGCGGCGTAGCTGGCCGGCGACACCGAAGGCGAGGTCGCCGAGGGCGCTGTTTACGTCCTGCTGGCGGTTGTTGTTGACGATGGTCAGAGGGCCGCTGACACCGATAGAGAGGCCTCCCGAGCCACTCCCGCCGCCTACGCCGCTGCTGCCGGCCCCGCTGATGCTCGCTGGCCGCTGCGATAGGTAACTGGGCAGGACGTAGCCGGGCAGGCTGGGGATGACGAGCTCCGGGCCGCGTTCACCGACGATGTAGGGCACGCCGGACGCGATGGGTCCACCGGAGGCGCGGGCTGCTGGCTTCGGCGCTGCCGGCGTTGGCGCGCCTAGGGCCTTAGTCGCGGCGTTGAGGCCTGCGGCTAGTGCCATGCTCGCGTCGTGCGCCGCCGTGAAGCCGGGGATAACCGACAACTTGATGCTCGAATCCATCTTCAGCAGTGCCGTCGACTGGTTCAGCTCGTCTTTGATCAGTTGGCCCGCTACCTTATCGCGCTCCTTGTCGGTGAGCAGCAGCTTGTTAGCGACCTCGCCCGACGCCTTGAGGATGCCGACGTGGTCTAACTCGGCCTTGATGCTCGCGTTGATGGCGTCGAGTTGGCGCTGTGCGGCGGCGTGCGCCGTGCCGGTGGTGGTATCAACGCGCGCCTGCTGCTGCGCCTGCTGGAGGTTGAGCGCGGCCATCTGCTGCGTGTTCTGGCCCAGGACGCTGCCTAGCGCCGTCTGTGTTAGCTTGAGCGCCTCTGTGGTGAGCTTCTCGCTAAAGTCGACGAAGGCGGACTGCCCCATCTTGAGCGACTCGACCATGCCATCGACGGCCTTTTGCTGCTGGAAGTAGGCGTCCGCCGCGGCGTCGGCGTGAGTGCGTACCGAGGCCAGGACCTCAAGGTGCGCGGCATAGGCCGGCGTCAGCTTTAGGTCGATGGCCTCGGCATAGCTAATCGTCCCGTCCTTGAGGGCCGCTTGAACTGCCTGCAGGTGTGCTTCGGCTTCGGCTACGGCGGCAGCGGCAGCGCGTTTGGCGTCCGCTTCGGCCTTGGTCCGCGCCTTCTCGGCTTCAGACTCAGCCTTCTTACGCGCCTCTTCGGCCAGCGCGTCAGCCTTGAGCTTCGCGTTGAGGGCCGCAGAGGCGGAAGCGGCCTCTCCTGGAGAGAGAGAGAGAGGCGAACCCCCCTCTCGATTTATACGATCCTGATTGGCCCTTTCACTAGCGTTATTTAACTCGGCTGCCGACACCTGCGTGCCCTCGAAGCCGCTGCCGCCACCGCCGAAAGGACCTTTGAGCCAGTCCGGTATGAGGTTCCCTAGGCCCTCCAGTCCGTGGACGGCAAAGTTGATGTCAACCGTGCCCACGTGGGCGATGAATTCCAGCGCACTTTCAAGATCAGTCAGCAACGACAGCACCGGAGGCAGCGCCTTGACCTCAAGAATCTCCATCGAGGTCTTGATGTCGGTCATCTTCTCGTTGTAGGCGATGGCTGCGCCGGTAACGTCCGTCCCCAACGCATCGGCCAGACGCTGTGACTGCGCTGTCGCCTTCTCGGCAACCTGGGCGTAATTCGCCACCAGCGGCGCGATGCTGGCCCACGAACGGCCGAAGACCTCCTGACCGAGCTGCGTGCGCTTGGCTTCGTCGGTCATCGCGACGAGCTTTGGAATGATGTCTTCCATCGCCGCGCCGCCGGTCAGCAGGTTGCCGCTGGCGTCCTTAATCGAGCCGCCGAGAAGGTCATAGACGGCGGCGGACTTACCGACGAGCGGGTTGCCCGCCTCGATTGACGTGTTGATGCTGACGATCTCGGTGCTGAGCAGGCGCGAAACCATAGTCAACGAGCCAGCACTACCGCCTACGTCGCCGAGGGCCTTCGACCAGAAGTCAACGCGCTCGGTGCTGAGTCCTGTGACCGCAGAGAGCTGCATGATTTCGGTCTCAAGCCGCCCGCCGGCCATGCCGAGTTCCACAAGCGCGCCGGCGGCAATGGCCGCGGCGCCGGCGATGCCCAGCAACCCCATCTCGCCGCCGGAGGAACCGATAAGGCTTGTTGCCGTGTGGCCGAGGTTGCCCAGGCCACCGTCGACCTGGCCTAGCGTGCCGGAGAGGGCGCTGAGCAGGCCCTGTGCTTCGGAGGCGCCACCACCGACGCCCTTGAGGCCCGTGGCGGCCTTGCCGGCGCTGCCTTCTACGCCACCAAGGGCGCTCTGCAGGCCGCTTGAGGCGGTGTTGGCGGCGGCCAGCGCCTCGGCAAAGCCGGCCTTGAGTTCCGAAGCGTCGAGGCTGAGCCGGACGAATAGGGCCGCTAGTTCTTCGTTCATCGTGTCGGTCGCAGGTCAACGCCGCCAAGGGCCACGTTGAGCATCGCCACGAACGAAACGGTCTGATCGACGCTCATCGGCTCGGGCGGGATCTCGGGGCGCCGGCGCGGCATGAAGTCCTGCGGCGAGTAGGGCTCGCTGCGCTGTTTGGGGTCGCGGTTGACGTTAGCGATAACCGATGCCACGATGCCCGACCTCAAGTCTTCGTTCTCTTCGAGCATCAGTTGGTCCTCAACCCAGACCATCAGCAGCCGGTGGACTCGCCGCGGCGTCAGGCGGCCGGCCTCCACCATGCCGAGATGTAGCCGCTGGACTGCTATATCCCAGAGTTCTTCGGCTGTGGCACTGCGGGAGCCGCTTCGGCCAAAGGGGATTCGTCTTCTTTGGCCTCCGGCATCGAAAATTTGAACAGTTCGATAAGGGCCAATGTCAGCGGGATCAGGTTGCTTGCCCCGATCATCGCGCCGACTTCACGCTCCAACAGGCTCTCGTCCTCATGCACGAGGCAGGTCCAGAGCAAGGTCAGGAAGTGGGCAGAGGAGAGTTTCTTCAGGTCGATGCCGTCTCGGAGGATCGACTGCCCGGTCATGTTCTCGAAGGCGATCAATGCGTTGAGGTCCATGCGCAGGGTGCGCTCTTTGTCGAGCATCACCTTGGCGGTCGGGATTAGGGGCGTGGTTGACATCGGAGTCCCTTTCTTGGCGAGCTTGCGGCGAGCCTCGCGGTTCATCGCGCTAAGCTAATGTCGGGCGACCGGCCACCTTGATCGCGACCTTGGCGCTGAGCACGTTGTCCACCGGCGCGCCGATGTCGAAGCTCTTGACGTAGCCGGGGAAGGTCCAGGCGATACCGGATGCGGTTGAGTCGTCAGGGAAGGTGATCTGGAAGTTGTGATTCTTCGCCGAGCCGTCTTCCATGTAGCGACTGAGGACACCGGAGGCGGCCGAATGGCTCGCGTTGGTCGGCACGAAGTTGATGTCGAAGGTGACATCTCCACCATTCTTGAGGCCGGGGATATATTCGTGGAAGCCCTGAGAGCCGTCGTGAGTCGTGACGTCGATGTCGTCGGTTGTGAAGGTTGGGCCAGCGATCGACTTGAGCTGCGCGATCGTCGTGAAAGTCTCGGTAGGCGTGCCGCCATTGCCGATCTTGACGAAGGTGCCCTGGGCGAAGATTGCGGGGCTAGTCATCGGTGGTCTCCCTCGGGCAAAGAAAAAAGGCCGCCCCCTTTCGGGAAGCGGCCCCATGCTTAGCTATGAGCCTGTTGATTATTCGGTTGTTGCGCGCATTATAGCGCTTCCGCCGTTGCGGCTATACGGCGACGGCCTCGCGCTCCTGCACCGGCGCCTGCGCGGCGACCTCCCGGAGCAACGTATCGAAGCGCGCCGCGACGCTATCCCATGAGAAGCGGGGTTCTGTCGCACGCGCCAGCGCCAGGCGCCCGTACTCCCGACGCAGGTCTGCATCGCGATAGAGCGCGTCCATCTCGCCGATGAAGGCGTCCTGGTCCACAATGCCGCCGATGGTCGTCAGCATATTCTCGTGTGCCTGCCGCGCTCCTACCGGCGCATAGCGCACCGCGCCGCGGGGCCACTCGCCCAGCGCCGCCCAGTCCGGCACCAACTGCGGCACGCCGCAGGCCATGCCCTCGTGAGTCGTCAGGCCCCAACCCTCGCCCATCGTCGTCGACACCTGAACGTCGATCGCGTTGTAGACGTAAGGCATTACGTCCTCTGGCAGCCCGCTCATGCTGGTCTCGGCTGGGTTGGAGAAAATCAACCGCTCTTTGATGCCCAGGTAGCGCGCCAGCGAGACGAGGTCCCAGCCGATGTCTCTACGGGCACAGTGCAGGAGCAGGCGCACATTTGCGGGGATCTCGTGCTGCTCCACCCAGCGCGCGAAGAGCATCATCGTCAGGTCGAGGCGCTTGCGCTGCTGGTTGCGGTTGACGTTGCCGACGATGAACACGTCGTCTGGCAGCTTCTCGTCTAGCCCCAGGGCCGCCAGCGCTTCGCCGCGCTCGAGTGGGCGGTACATCTGCGCATCGACGCCGTGAGGCACGATCTCAGCCGGCCCCGTGTATCCGGCCTTGCGCGCCTCGTCCAGGCCGAACTGCGTGTAGAAGACGGCCTTCGTCAACTTGTTGAGCACGGCCATCGCCTCGAGCGGCTGGTTAGGCGCATCGACCGGCATGTACGCGACGAGCGGAACGTCCGTCTTGAACTGCATGAAGCCGGCGACGATCCAGGGGTCGTTAAGAATCAGCACCACGTCGGGCGAAACCCCTGCGACGATCTCCTCGAAGCGCCCGAGGCCGTACATGTCGCCGCCGAGGCTAGCGGGGTAGATCGGATATGGCAGCTTGTGAGGGTCGCCGGAGTAGTTGATTCCGATAACGCCGACCGCCCAGTCGGGTCGCAGGCGCGCGAGCACGTTCTCGGTCACACGCGCGAAGCCGGTCGGTGCCGTGGGCGAGTCGCCAGCCCATAACAAGCGCGGCTTAGCCACGAGGCCGTTCCAGCCAGAGCATCGCCAGGTCCTCGCTCATGTTTGCAAGCGCGTCGACACTGGACGGCACGATGCGCGAGGCAGGGTCGATTACCGCGAGCGGGTAGCCGGCGGCCTCGATAGTCCGCGCGAAGCCAGCCGCGTCCTTGTAGCGGCTCGGGCTGTACTCCAGCACCACGATCGGGTTATGCCGTAGCGTCTGCTGCATACCTTCCCAGATCTCCGGCTCCGCTCCCTCCGCGTCGATCTTGATCAGGTCCACGCGGTCCCAGCTCGCGACCATCGTGTCGATTTTCATGCTGGCGCAGGGGGTTCCTGATGTGGGCCGGCCGTCCATAACAGTCGCACTACCGAAGAAATCCTCCGGGGTGACGAGAGACAATAGTTCGTCATCCGTGTTCCATGCCGCCACCCGGCTAACGCCCCAGTTCCGGCCGGTAGCTTCAAGGGTGCGGCCTAGCAGGTCGACCATAAGCGGACTCGGATCGACGGCCAACACGCGCTCGCCCTTGTGCGCCATGAGCACGGAGTAGTAACCAAAGTTCGCACCGATGTCGACGCAATTCCAGTCCGGCTGGATGCGATTCATGATCGCCAGGGTGATCCACGACTCCCAGTAGCCTGTTGTCACCAGCCAATGCGCGAGGCTCTTATCGCGTTCGTCGACGAAGATCGGCCACTCGCCGTAGACCGTGGCCTTGATGATGGAGCCTTCGGCGGGCTCGCGAGTTGCGGCCCGGGCGCACATGGCTTCGAAGGCGGCGCGATCCATCATGCGATCTGCTCGCCGTGCATAACGCGGAAATCCATCGCCGTCTGGAAGATCTCCGGCTCCGGCTCGCTAAGGTCCGTCTCATTAACCAGCTGGACGCCGCCGATATAAACGCCGTCCGTGGTGCCCATGTAGCCGTCTAGGGCCTGCCTCACCGCGTCGGAGAGCGTCTTGGCCGCGTCGTAGGTCGTGCCCCAGCTCGAGACCTGGATACGCGCAGAGACGAGGCCGGACGGCCCCTGCTGCGTGTGGTCGCGCGGGGCTGAGACCTTGTAGTAGGTGCAGGCCGGCAGCGTTACGCCCTGGGGCAGCTTGTAGGGGTAGGCGCGGCCGCTGGCGGCGCTGAGGACCAGGGAACGGATGGCCTCTTCGATCAGGGCCATCAGCGCGCCGCCGCTTCGATCAGTTGTTTGAGCGCGTCACGGATAGTGTTCTGCGCCTCGCCCTTCTTCTCGTCGAAGGCGGGGCGCAGGTAGGGCTGCGCGGCCATGAAGCGGGTCCCGAATTCCTGATAGGGCGCGTACTCGACGTCGGTGCCGATGTCGGCGTACAAAGAACCGGTGTCCAGTGTTTGCGCGACTGCCACGCCGATGGAGCGACGCAGGTTGCCTGTGAGGACCGGCGCCTTCTCTTTCGCCGAAGCCTCGATAACCAGCGCGCCGGCGAGCAAGGCGTTGGCCATCACCTGCGAAGATACCGCCTCGCCCAATCGAGCCAACTTTGCCGCGAGTTCGGGGCCGCCCGATACCGTCATGCTAACAATCGGCCCGCTCATGTCAGCGCCTTCATCTCGCGGTCAATGCCGAGACAACCATTAGGACAAGGCGCGTCGGGTCCAGCGCATTCGCCGCGTGGATCATTCTCGTCCGGGTGCGGCCACGGGAAGCCGGGGTGTTTTTCGCACGTCCAGCCATCCCAGCATTCAGGGCACGAGCGAGCGTTAGCTGTGAACTCAGTCAGCGTCTTCATGCGAGCGTCACCGCCAGCACGTGCAGCCGCGTCGTGATCTTGTTCCCGTCGTACTCGACGCCCTGTATGTCCCAACCGACATCGTCGACCACGGCGCGCATCGTCTCGACGATCTGCGGGTAGTAGCCGCGCAAGGCGATCTGGTGCGTCGTGACCAGCTGCGTAAACTGCGGGCCGCGCATCTCCTGGGCCAGCACCGGCGCGACGCGGCAGTCTATGAGACCGAGGCCGCTAACCGTGGCCCACGTCTCTACCAACGTACCGAAGCTCGTCCCGCTCGCCGTCGCCTGCTGGATCGCGGCCTTGAAGGGGTAGATGTCGGGCAACTTGGCCAGGAAGCGTGGGTGAGTCAGGGCGCGTTTGCTCACTAGAGGACGCCTCGCTCGAACTGCTTGTAGATGCGCTCGCGTCGCCCAAAGGGTTCGAAGACCCACTCGGCGATGTCGAAGCCGGCACCGTCTTCAACGCCCGAGGCGACCTGCTCACGAAGCGCGGTCGCGTGCGCGCGCAAGGCGAGCGCAACGGCGGGGCCGTCCGTCTGAATGTCGAGTAGCCGGATCTTCTTCTGCACCAGCGCCTCGTTTGAGGCGATCGTGTCCAGGGCCAGCGCCGCGGCCAGGCGAACGTCGGACTCGAGGCCGAGCAGCGTGTTTATCTGGTCGTCTGAGAGGATCGCATGGCGGTAGGTGACTACGATGGCGCCGGCGGCTGCCGGGGCGGTTGCGAAGGTCACGAGGCCAACTTCGGTATCGAGGTCGTAATCCGTCGCCGGGTCCTGCAGCGTGCCGTCGATGTAGACCTTGGCGGTGTCGGTGAGGACCGGGTACTGCTCGACCTGATACTCCAGAGTCGCGCCGTCGCCGGTCGCTACCGAGCGCTCGTACATCGGGAGGTCTGAGGTCAGGACGCGGACTTGTGCAATCGTCATATCAGTAACCGCCTGTCTGATTGTAAGCGCTGCGAGCCAACATCGACCAACGGCGCGCCCGCGGTACGCAGCCGGATCGAGCCGACGTCGACCAGCTTCGTGCCGACGTCCACCAGCGGCGTAACGAAGGGGCCGCCGGGGAGGTAGAGGTGCGCGTTGGCGTAGAGGCTCGCCGTCACCGTGAGGCTGAGCAGAGCACTAGCACCGCTTGAGATTGCCGAGGTAGCGAGCGTGGCCGGACTAATCAGGGTTGCGCCGGCACCGAGCATGAGACTAGGTTCAGCGTCAATGGCCGCAACTGAGGCCAGCGCCGCGGCTCCACGCAGCGTCAGGAGCGGCACGGGCGCAATCGCAGCGCTCGCCGCCAGAGACGCCTGCGCCGTCGCCAGGCGGATGCCTGCTAGGGCGCTAAGCGCCGTGATCGAGGCCAACGCGGCAGCCGCCGCGACCGTCACGCTACCCGAGGCCGTGAACTGTGCCGAGCCGGCCAGCGCGGCCGCAGCACCGACCGTGAGCAACGCAACAGCCGCCATTGCAGCGTTTCCGGCCATTGCGGCCGTGGCGTTGTATGTGACGGTGGACGGCGCATTGAGAGTCGTCGTCGCTGCCAATGACGCCTGAGCAGTCGAGAGGACTAAGCCGCCTAGCGCGACCAACGACGCGGTGGTGAGTAACGAGGCAGTGTTGCGGAGCGTGACGCCCGCCGCCGGCGTAATCGTCGCCGTACTAGCCAGCAGAGCGGCGCCGCCTACCGTGAGCAGCGCCGCCGCAGAAAGCGCCGCACTCGCGGCCAGCGTCGCCAGGGCGTTGTGAGTGACAGTTGAGGGTGGGTTGAGGGTTGCCGTGGCCGCTAAAGCTGCTAGTGCCGCCAACGTCAGCGAGCCGGCACCGGCGAGTGAGGCGCTGGCGCTAAGGCCCGCGCTGGCGTGGATCTGCCCTGCGAGCGTCCCGTCCGCGCCGAGGGCTGCAGACGCCGCCAGCGCCGCCAGGGCCTTTAGTGTGAGCAACGGCGTAGCCGATAGCGAGGCGCTCCCGGCTAGAGCAGCCGTAGCGTTGTGAGTGGCAAGGGCCAGCGCCGTAAGGACGGTCGTTGTGGCAAGGGCGGACGCAGCGTTGTGAGTGACCGCCCCATCCACAGCGATTGCGGCGGAGCCGGACAGGGCGGCGGTTGCATTATGGGCCACGGCACCGTCAGCAGCCAGCGAGGCCGGGGCCGTGAGAAGGCTCGCGGCCGCGAGGCTCATTTTCGCAGCGGCAGAGAGGCTGGCTGCTGAGGCTAGGGCGATAGCGGCGCTGTAGGCCTCCGTACCGTTGGCGCTCAGGCTCGTGGACGCGGCCAACGCTGACGCCGACGCATAGAGCAGCGTCGCGCCCGCCACAAGCGCCGTTGCTGCGCTCAGGGAGGCCGTCGCGTTGTGCGTGACGTTGCCGGCCGCCGTGAGCGATGCGGACCCGCTGAGAGACGCCGCGCCGGGGAGTGACAGGAAGGCGACGGCAGCGAGCGCCGTTGAGGCCGCAAGCGCGGTGCCCGCCGCGTATGTCTCCGTACCGCCCGCCGCAAGACTCGCACTTGAGGCAAGAGATGAAGCCGCCGAGAAAATCAATCCGCCTGCGGGAGAGATCGTCGCGCTGCCTGCTAATGCTGAGGTGGCGACTACGAGCAGGCTGCTGGTTGCTATCAGGACGGCTGATGCGGCCAACGCGCTCGCCGCCGTGTAGTTGACCGTGGCGCCGGATGTGACCGCGCTGGAGGCAACTAGGGCGCTCGCCGCAGCGTATGTGGCCGTAGCGCCGGGAGTTATCGCAGCAGAGGCCGTCAGCGCCGCGAGGGCGTTGTGTGTGACGACCGTAGCGGCGGCCAGGGTTGCGCTCGATGCCAGGGCAGACGCAGCGCCCAGCGTGAGCAACGGAACGGGGTTGATGCTGGCGCTCCCTGCCAGGGCGGAGGCTCCTGTGTAGGTCTCAGTTGCAGCGGGACTAATAGCCGCAGACGCTGCGAGGGCCGACGCCGCCGCATAAGTGACGGTCGCGGCTGGGGCGATGCTGGTGGGCGCCGTGAGTGCAGCCGTGGCGTTGTGGGTGACGGTGCCGTTGGCGCTGAGGACGGCGCTTGTTGCAAGGGCGGACGCACCGGCAGAGAGCAGGCCCCCGAGGGCTGCCAGCGCCGCTGAGGCTACAAGCGCTGAGGCAGCGGCGTAGTTCGCAGTGGGTGCTGGTGATATTGATGTTGGGGCGGCCAAGGCGATAGCCGCCGCGTAGATAAGGGCCGCATCGACTGCGAGAGTAGCGCTTGCGGTTAGTGCAGCAGCGCCTTGCCAAGTCGTGCCGCTGACGACCTCGAAGTCGACGCCCGCTGCGTTGAAGGTTCCTGAATTGGTAGCCTTGGTATCTATTTTATCGCCTGTTACGAGCGCATCAGAGTTAACAGCATCAACCACCTGTGCGTTAGTAGCTGTTGAAACTGACTGGTTGCCATTTGCACCATTCTTCCTAGTTATTAACGTACTTGCTGCAACCGCAGCAATGACATTGGCTATAAGTAACTTTAAGGTGAGGCTCGCCCGTACTGGAACAATATTATCTACGCCCGCACCGTTGAAGCCGCCTCCAAAGAAGCCTGTGGTTTGATTTACGATAGCATTCCATTCATATGCTTGATTGCCACGAAGTGTGAACAATGACAGTTCTTGGTTGTGTGTGCCGCCCGCAGATGATGAATTGACCATCGCAACGACAACTAGATCGTTTGCTACACAGGCGTCTGTATTCGTCGTATCTTCATACGTACCAGTCGCCGTGATAACTAGATTCTGATTTCCATTTGCTGTGTTTTTCCGAAAACGTTGAGTCGAAGATGTACCGCTATATGTGGTACAGATCGCCCTCATGCAGCCGAAGGTTATAGAACGTTGTACCTTATTTTGTTGTGCAGACTCAGTTACGCCAATAGTATTGCCCGCTATTGGGGAAATATCAGTTGTGGTTTTGGCCTGCAACCCATTAAGAGTCAAACCTATGACCGGCGTATTTCCAGCCATTGAGAGATGCATGCCTATTAGTGCGATACTAATTCCAGCAGTCGCTGCTAACTGAACATCCCAAGTATTGCCAGCAGTGATAGCGTCGTTGTTAGTTACATCTTCAAATAGAGCAGAGACAGCGTTGACTGTAACGGTTTGATTACCTGCGCCGCCATTGTTTCGTGAGGTAACTGCAACGTTTGCCGAATAGATAGAACAATAGACCTGCAGATTAATTAGAGTGACGGCATCTACGGCCTTAACGGCTGCATTTGTCTCTATAGTATTAACTGCGGAGAGTGGAACTCCAAGAGGCGATATAAAGTGCGCCGAGGTCGCGCTCGCATAATTCGCGCACTGAAACCAGGTCGGCCAGATCCTAGCCATTGGCTATTCCTGCGCGGCGGCTAATTTATCGGACTCGTCCAGGCTCGCCTGCCATGCAGCCTTTTCGCTCAGATGCTTGTGACGATCGCAAAGACTCAGCGCCTGGTGGTGGCGGATTACCTTGCCGTCGTCCGGTTCGGAGTCCCTGAACCACTGATAATGTGAGCAACCGCAGGAGAACGTAACTTGATTGACCGTCACGTCGGACCAGTGACAGTCAGGCTCGCTGGCCGTTACCTGTCGGAGCCACTCGCGCTTTTCGAGTTTCCCCTGGTTGCCACGCTGCACAAGCCCAGCGATCTGATCCACGGCTTCGGGCTCTTCCCGGTGGGCCTCGTGACCGACCTGAGCGATCTTGTCTACAGTGCCCTGCCATTCGGCCCACTGCGCGTCGGAGATGCCTTTGTCGCGCGGGTTGCGCACACCGGTTAGCTGCTGCTTGGCCGCTGCTATCTTTGGGTGCATTTACTTACTAATCGTGCTCGCGCCGCATCGTCACGGCGCCAGTTGCCGGGTCCTGCGTCTTCGTCCATCCCTCTTCGGCGAACTGGTACGTGAACGCGACCTCGTCGGCCGTCCACACCCAGCGGTAAGCCTGCGGGTGCGACGCCGGGTGCAGCCCCGAGGTCCCGGTCCATTCGTCTGCAAGGCCCTGCGGCACCTGCACCAGGCCCACGACGGGCGTCGGTGCATCGGCGCGCACGACAGCGCCATCAGAGACGCCGGTGATGATCTGCGCCACGGTGCCGATCAGCAGCGCCGCCACCGGCCAGCCGAACGGGATCGAGCCGAAGCCGGAGCGTGGTGCGATGAAGCAGAGGAAGCCGCCATCGACGGGTAGCCACTGCTCGGTCGAGAGGTCGAAGCCGTGCTCGCCGCGGGACTTGCGCCAGAGGCCGGTAGCGGCGTCGAGGACGTAGCCGTACTTCGTCAAGGCCGCGGCCGGTGTCGAGAGCTTGTTGGTTATCGTCAGGGGCATTGGATTCTCCTTTTACTGGCGACGTATTCCAGTTTGTCGATGTTCAGCCTGCTACGAGAAGGTCACCGAAAGCGCTGCGATAGCGAACTGGAACACGTCACCTACACCAACCGTCTTCGAGGCCGTGAGCGCGCCGTGGAACAGCGCGTTACCCGCGCCCCAGGTCGCCGAGTCGCACAGTACGACGTCCGTAACGGTGCCCCAGGTGGCGGTCGTGCAAGTCGGGAACGTGATCGCCGACAGGTTGGCGGTCAGCCCGCCGGTGGCGTCCGGCGCCGACCAATTGGCGTCCAGCGGCGCGAGGTTCTGCCGCGCGTAGGCGTTGGCGTTGGTGACCTCGGTAAAGGTCGCGCCGGTGTGCGCGTCGGTGGTTGAGGCCGTCGCAAGCGAGGACGCCTGGACGGTTGGCCGTGTACGCGCGGTGGTCCTGAACAGGTCGGCCCTGATCTGGCCCTCGAGGTAGTCGCTCATCGCCATCGGTTTGTCCCTTTCTTTAGAGCGCGCCGTGCTTGTTGCGCTCGCGCAGGTGCCGCTCGCCGGCCTTCGTTATGCGTAACTCTTTGACGGTCGCGGTGATGATGCGTGGATAGATCGGCTGGGTGTCGGGCCCTACGCCGATCTCGACGAGGCCGGCCTGCGGGACGTAGCGCATACCCAGGCCGTGCGACAGGCTCGGCAGCTTCGCATCCAGCACGTTTCGCACCGACTTGCAGAGCTCCGCCATCACGTCGTCCAGCGTCTTGCTGAGGTGAGCCGGCAGCCAGTCGCGGTCGACGCGAAGGCTTAGCCCGGGCGGCGTCTCCTGGATGCCGGAACGGATGGCGTTATCCGGCACGCTGAAGTCCTGGACGAGGATCGAGCGCATGGAGCGCTCAACGTCGCGCAGGAGCTCTAGCGTTGTTTCGAGGGCTGCGGTTGGTGCCGGTGCCGTCATCTCGTTTAGGTTCCTTTAGTTCCACGGTGCCGTCTGGTAACGATTGAGGGCGCCGGTTTAGCGCCCTCATCTCGTCCAGAATCGCCGCCAAGTACATCTCAACGGTCGTACTCGGCGGGGGCAGCTCGCGCTCCGCCATTAAGTACCGGAGCCGTTAGACGCCACCGCCGCGCGGTAGTCGAGCAACGTCGCGCCAAGAACGTGGCGCACGCGGTACTCAAGCGTGTCGGTGTCGAAGTCGCCTTCCATTGCGCCGACCTCGGCGCCGCCACCGGCCTGCGTGGCGTTGGGCTCCTTGATCCACACCTCCGGCGTCTCGTGTCCGCGCAGGAAGCTCAGGCGCGCCGCGGGGCGGTTCTGCTCCGGCGAGGCGACAAGCACCCAGGACGTGTTGCCGTGAGACGTGGACGATATCTGCGGGATGTAGTAGCCCACGGCCAGCTTGACCCGGTTGGTCATCCAGTTCTGGGCTACGACCGTGTTGTCGTTGTTGTTGTTGGTCCCCGGCTGTAGCCAGAGCTGAGTCGCGTTGAGCAGGTTGCGCGCCGTAACCTCGAGCGCCGGGGGCACCCAGAGCGTAACCATGTCGGTGATGATCGGGTCGCCACCCGGGTCGAGCTGCGAGCCGAGCACGGTCATCGCGGTCTGAAGCCCGGCAATCGACAACGTCGGGTTGCCGGTGACGATGTTGTTGTGGCCGGCGGCGAAGAAGGTCCCATCGGGGCCGGTGAGGCCGAAGAAAATCGACGTGATGGCCTTTTCCTCGGTGCGACGTGCGGCACGCCCGAACCGATCGGGGATGTCCCGCAGGGCGCCCAAGTCGTCGTTCAGCATGGCCTCCCAGGAGAAGGCCATGCGGCGGCCGTACTTGGCGACACGGGTGGTGTAGTAGTCTTCGCCGATCTTCTTCTCGGGGTACTCGGTCTGTTCCGGCACCACGTCGAGCGGCTGTTCGCCGCCGTTAACGAAGTACATCCGGGTCGGACGGAAGTCGTTCACGGTGCGGCGCTGGGCGACCATGTTCCACGAGTACGGCGCTTCGAGGTAGCCGCCCAGCAGGGTTCGGTCGATGATGTCGCCGAAGAGCAGCGGGAAGTCCGACGTGGTCATGGCCTCCTTGAGGTGATAGCTGGGCCGCTTGCCCTCAATCACCTCAGCCAGGAAGCCGCCGGCCTCGGCCAGACGGCTCAGGTATCGCGGGTCGCGTCGCCGCATCCCGCGGATGCTCTGTCCGTCGCCGCGATAGAGGCGCTGTGCCGACGCGTCTTCGGCCTTGATCGTTTCGATTGTCTCCAGAAAGTCGGCCACGTGGCGCCTCCTAAGTTTTGTGCGGTTCTGGTGCCGGGCCTAGTAGCCCAGCTTGACGGGGATGGTGGCCGTGCCCGACGCGATCGTCTGCATGGCGTAGCCGAAGCGGGTCCCTCCACTGGACGTGGCGTTGATGGTTTTCGTGCTGTGCCAGTAGAGGATGTCTCCCGCAGCCGGCTGACCCTCTACTTCGAGGCTGTAAGCGCCCCCGGTGTCGAGGCTGGCATAGCCAGCCGCGTCACGGTCGGTCAACGCCACGCCGGGGATTTGCCCGACGCACGTCGGGTCGCCGGAGAGGACGCCGGACGCCACCGGGTAGTAGTTCTTGCGAGCGTTTGCAAATGCACGGTTCTTGGCCATATTGGGGTGTTTCCTTTCTCCAACCGCGGCCTAGGCGGTACTTAGTTCCTGCCGGCGGCGGCGGCCTTGGCGCCCGCCTCACTGAGCCCGAGACGGCTGAACGTGCCTTCGAGGTCCTTGGCTACGGCCTCGCGGGCCTTGGTGTCGTCCTCCTCGTGAGAACCGCCCATGCCGCGAATCGGCGAGCCGGTGACCTTCGTCAGGTATTCCGTTTCGTCCTTGACCGCGGCCTCAACAGCCGTCTTGAGCGCGTCCTTGTCGAGCGCGCCGTCCTTGATCGGAGGGTTGGCCGACAGGCGTTCCACGAGGCGCGTCTTGGTCACGTCAGGCAGCGACGCGGCGCCGACCTGGGCGCTCACGAGGCGCTTGGCTTCCTGGAGGGTCTGTCCCTCACGCAGGCGGTCGCGCTCGTCGGTGGTCGTCTTTAACGACTCCTGGAGCGCGGTCATCTGCGTCTGCAGGGTCGTCATGCTCTCGCGTAGCTGGGTGGCTTCTTTCTCGTCCACTTGGATCTCCTTCGGCTCGCCCTCGGGGCGCGGCCTCGCTGACTCGAATAGCTGGACTACTTGACCGCCCGCGCCGGGCTGGGTAACGAAATCGATGCTCTTGGCCGCGACCAGGCCCTCGATGATCGGACCCGAACGCCCTTCGGCCATGCCGGTCTTGGCCTTGCCGGTGGCGCGGATTGAGACGCCAATGTGCGGCGCCAGGTTCTCGACCGCTGCGGAATAGCCATCGAAGACCTTGGCGTGCGCGTAGAGGCCGGCGCCCTGGGGGCCGTTGGGCAACCAGCGCGCGTCTTCGGTCAGCTGGGCTGCGAGGTCGCGCAGGGAGCGCTCGGGGCGCTCTGCCTCTTCGGTGGCGGTCGGGTGATCCCAGAACATGCGGGTGTCTTTCTTGAAGACTCTGGGACCGTCGCGCTCCAGCATGTCGGCACCGTAAAAGCCGGAAGAGCCCCACCCGGGCTGAATGATCTTGATCTGCGCCTCGCCGTTCTTCTTGAGGGCCTTCTCAGAGAGGGAAACGAAGTCCAAGTCGAGTGCGGCCTCCTGCGGCTCTACGTCGAGAGATTCCCATGCGGTGACTTCGATCTCTTCTTCGGTGCCGTCTGGTCGGGTTACCTTGAGTTTCATCCCTACTCCCGGAGGACAACAAAAAGGGCCGCACGTCCGAAGACGGCGGCCCCACGCAATGCCATGAGCCTGTAGTTATTCGATTGCGCTAAAGATACGTCGCATTTAGAGCGCGCGTCAATTCGAGCGTCGGTCGCCTCTTGTATCGGCGGTGAATTTCGCCGCGCCCAGCTTGCCGTCCGGCAAGACGTACTGCACCACCGTGAAGCCGTGGCCCTCGTTCAGAGCGATCGAGAGGTAGGCCTTCTGCTGGTCTAGCTGCCGCTTCATATCGGCGAGTACGACGTCGGTGGGGCGGGTCATCCGACCACCGCGCGAGTCTCGATCGCACAACGACAGCTCGGGTGCGCAGTAGGCGCGTCGTCGCCGCTGCTGAACGGCTGGTCCAGCGGTATCCAATCCTCGTCAGCGTTGCCCGAGCAGATCGGGCAGGCGTCAGCTTCGGCGAGCCACGCCTTTTCCATCTCCAGCCCAGCGCGCTTCAGGTCGCGGCCCACCACCAGCGCACCCTCGGAATAGGCGTCGCCCGTCTCCGTGACCGCGATCATGTGCGCGCGTGACCTGATCGCCTTCGTAACGTCCGGTGTGCCGTAGCCCTTGAACGTCGCCGCGATCTCCCGCGCCGTCTCCTGGTAGCCCTGGCCGTGCTCGACGGCGTTAACGAGGATGGTGCGGATCTGCTCGCGGGTCGTCGCGTTGATCCCGGCGATGCGCTCCAGCGGCACGCGCTGCAGCCACGCCACCGCCTCGGGGTGCGCGAGGTCGAACGACAACCCGAGGCCGAGGTCTGCGATGGCGGCCCGACCTCCGGCACGCAGCGCCGCGGCCTGAATGGCGGTGAGGGGCTGCTCGAAGAGGCGTAGGCTGGCGAGCTCCGCCGCGGTGAACAACGGCTCCCAGTCGTCAGGGCTCAACGTCTCTTGCAGCATCGGCTCGGGGAAGTGCGCGCGAACGTGGCGGAACTGACGCAGGAAGCGCTGGCCCTGGTCGTCGAAGGCGCGCGCGAGCGAGCGTTCTAGCTTGCGCTCCAGGGGCAACAGGACGCGCTGACGTTCGGCCTCGCGGGCGGCGCCGAGGAAGGCTTCGAGCGCGGGCAGGAGGGCGGTTGTCATTTGACTCCCTTTGTATCCTGTTGTATTCTTAGGACGTAAGGAGATACAAAGACATGGCAAACCAGACCGTAACGATTTGCAGCCAGGACCACACCAGCTACCGCATGACCGGCTCTGCCGTCCCCAACATCGTCAGAATCGGTGACCGTAACTACACCGCCTGCTGTCACGTAGTCGGCCGCGAGAGTTGCGGAGCCCTTATCGACGTGACTGACAGCCTCGACGCCGTCCGGGTTAACACCTGTTGCGGGGTCGAGGCCAACCACGTAGCAATCGTGCTCGGGCTGGACTAATGCAAATCGTCCTGCACTCCAACGACCCAAAGGCCAGCCAGCGAGCCTGCTACACGAGGACACAGCACGGCCTCGTGGCGCGCTGTTCCGGCTGCGGAATTGAGGTCCTGACTCCCGAGACGCCACACATCCATCTGCTCTACGGACGCGGAAAATACGAGGGCTATTGCTCTGAAGGTTGCGCCATGCGTGGCGCGAAAAGGTTAGGACTGATATGACGACTCTCAATATCCGCAACATCGACGACGCCGCTGCGGCCAAACTCAAACGCGGGTCCGATATGCGCGGCCTCACTCTGGCCCAGTACCTCGCCAAGCTCGCGGACTTGCACGACATGGTGCGAGCGCGTGCCGACGCCGGAGACGACGCGCTCCAGGCAGAGCTGATCGCGCTGGGGTTGGAGACGGTCAGTGGGTAGAGCATCAGCCGTGCAGAGTCTTGGCGGCTACTAGCGAATCGAAGCTCAGCCCTGTCGCCTTGCTCGCATAATCCGGTATATCGACAGAGCGCACTCCCGCGACCTTTGCAGCTTGCACGGCGGTATTCCAAGCGGCCCTATTTGTCTCAAATTCAGCCTTAGACCAACTCATGCCCGTCGCCCGATCGGCGCGCTGCTGGGCAAACCTCGCCTCGCCACTAGCTTTCTCTGATGCCTTCTCTCCCTTCGTTTGTCCGTAACCGCCCTGCCCTGAATCTCGGGCCTGACGATTTTGCTCGCGTTTGAAATCTGCGGCTGTCGTTACGCCTTGATCACCCCCTCCTCCTGCCCATTCGCCGTTAGGATCCCGCGGCTGGTCGGGATTCCATGCCTCCCTCGCCTCGCCCCGCATCGCCTGGCGCAACTCCCGCACCGCTTCGACCATCATCGCCTCGGCCGTGCTGCGCTGGGGCAGACGCCGCGCGTGGCCCGCAACGTTAACGGGCCGCATCGGGTCGCTGGGTGGAGGCGGCGGTGCGTTGGGATCTGCCGGTGGCGCGTTCGGGTCTACCGGCGGCGGCGTCGGTGCATCCTGTACCGAGAAGTCCATCTCCGCGAGCACCTCATCGACGTCGTCCACGCCCAGCGCCTGCAAGAGCAGCTTCGACAGCAGCTCGACCGGCAGCGTGCCGGCCTCCGGGTTGCCGGCCAGGGTCGCCGCGCTGACGATGGCGTTAATGCTCTCCGTCAGGTCGTGCTCCAGCACGCTCGCGAAGCTGACGGTGATCTGCCCGGCCTGCTCCGCCATCGTCATCATGTCGCCGTTGCCCATCTTCTTGGCGACGACGTATTGCAGGATGTCGATGTAGATGTCGTGCCAGAGGGTTTGTCGGTCCTTGAACTTCAGTTCAGTCGGACGGTCCAGCGTCTTCGCCGTCGCCATCGAGCCGCGCGTGGCATCGCCGAAGAACGTCTCCGGCAGGCCGGTCGCGGACGAAACCATGAGCAGCAAGCGCCGCGAGTCCTCGACGTTGACGGTTGAGCCCGACGTGCGTACCGGCTCCAGCTTCGTGCCCTCGGTGCCGACGAAGGTCGCCCCGGCAACCGGCGGCGGGTTGGTGTCATAGCCGAGATTGGCGCCGGCACCCAGCGTGGTCTGCAGCTTCGCTTTCGCCGCGGCGACACCCTTGTTGCCGCCCGCAGTCGTCAGGTTCCAGGCGAAGCGTGAGAGCGCCTTGACGATGGTGCTCCAGTCCTCGAGGAAGGACTTGTAAGCCATCGCCCAGTCCAGCGCCGCATACGTCTCCGGGATGCCGAACTTCATGTCGCTCAGCGCGCCAACCTTGACGTGATAAACCGGGGTGTCCCACATAACGGCCTTGCCGGCAATCGTCGCGGGCCTGACGCCAGGGTTGTAGCGCCAGTCCGGGTAATACGCCTCTTCCTGTGCCCCGACGCGCGCGCCGGTGTCGTAGTCAAACGTCTGCTTGAGCCAGGCGCGCTTGTAGAACCACGGCTCCTTAGCGTCTTCGGGGTTGCAGATGATCTCGCCGATCTCGTCCACCGTAATCGTGCGGACCTTGACCGAGCCCTTGGGGTCGGAGAAGAAGACAAAGAAGAGGTTGCCCAACACCTCGAGGTCGACCTCCTTGAGCAACCTCGCCTGGTGCGAGGTCAACTCGACCTGGTTGGCCGGGTCGTCGAGAAAGTCCTGGACGATGGTGTTAACGTCCTCGTCCTTAGCCTCGATGTCGACCCCCTGACCCCAAACGTAGATCGCCGTAAGTGAGACGGCGCGGTTGATCAGAGGGTTCTTGAGGAACATCAACCGCGAGAGGGCGCAGATGCGGCGCAGGGCGCGGCGGCTGAACTCGCGGTTGTTCTCATCGCCCATGCCAATCTGGCGCCAGCCCTGGTCCTCGAGCGCAAACTCCAGCTCGGCCAGGCGCTCACGGAGGTAGAGGTTGGCGTCGGAGAACTGGCCTTCGACCGTGGCGACGGCCTCACGCATTCGCGCTTCCGGGTCGACGGCGGGTGTGTTGCCGATGGTGATGGGTCCTAGTTTCATGCGGGCATCGCCTTCTTAGCCTTATAAGCTCGCTGATAGTCTTGAGCCTTGGCCTTCTGTGCTTCCTTCTTGTTTTCTCGTTGGTTGTACTTGGTCAACTCGCCAGCCCAGAACTCTTCATCGATGGAACCACATGCATACCCCAGACAATTGGAGTCATACGCCCTACGCTCCTCTTCGGCCCACTTGAAAAAGCAGGTCAATGGCAAGTTTCCGGGTTCGAAATGCAGTGAGTAGGCCCACACCTCCAAGTCCTGGGGCAGCAGATCGGGCCGAGGAGAAACCTTGGCATAGCAATAGAGCATCTTAATTGGCTGATAAAAAATGCTCCCTTGCCGATTCACCCGCACATCCCACATTGGCTCAATTGGCGGCATAACGGTTACAAGTCTTAGATATTCAGGCGGCAGTTGATTCATCGTCGTCTCCTAGAAGGGGCTGATGCTCACGCGGTCATCGAAGACCACTAGCCCGTCGTCGGGCGTCTCGTCACCCAACGCGATCCAGGCCAGAGCCAGCGACATCACGCAGTCGTCGTGTTGCCCTTCCGGTGCAGAATAAGCGATACGGCCGGATGGCATTTTCACCGCCTCGTAAGCCTGCAACTCGGCCAGCAACACCGGGTCGTTGATGATACTGAGCAACCCGCGCTCGAAGGCCAGGGCGAGCGTCTGAATCAGCACTGGCTTCGACGCCGGCGACGTGTCGAAGGGCTCTATCGGATAACCCTCGAGCTGCAGGCGCTGGATAATCGGCCGGCCCATAGCGTTAGACTCGGCGACCACCAGCGCCGGCGGGAAGCGTTTGAACATCGCCTTGAGCCGCTCGCTCTGGAACGGGTAGTCGATCTCGTTGAAACGGTCCATCGCCACCATCGCGCGCGTCGTGGGGTCCAGCACCGTAATAACCGTGAAGTCATAGGACTGAGCCCAGTCCACGCCATAGACGTAGGTGCGCCGCTCCAATCCCTTATCTAGTACTTGGGCAGTCGCAGCCTCTGCCAGTCGTCGGAAGACGGCGCCTTCGAACTCTAGGAACTCGGCTTCGATTTCCTGCAGATAGGTGCGCTCGGGCGACCCGATCCTGAGTGCGTCAACCTCAGATGCCGGGATATGTGGGTTGCCGCGTGTCGGCAGTCGCCAGCTCGCCCATTCCGTCATTTGTGGGTCTTGGCCGAGGTCGTAAAGCGCCTTGAAGAAGTTCATACCCTTTGGCGTCGAAAGGAACCAGGCGCCGCCTTCGAAGTCGATCAGCGTCGGGCGCAGCACCGCCTGCCAGGCGTCCTGGAGGTTGTGAACCATCGCGGCCTCATCGACCACGATCTCCTTGTACTTGCGGCCACGGGCGACGTCCGGGTTGTCCAGCGACCACATCTCGATCAGTCCGCCCGTGACCAGCTCGAGGCGGTGCTCCTGGACGTTGACGCGGGAGATCACGGGGCGAAGCAGGAGCACCAGTGAGCGCCAGACCTCGGAGAGCATCTTGTAGGTCGGCGAGAACCAGCCGCAGGGATAGCCGTCAAGCGCGGGCCCAACGATGCGGTCCTCGCCCAACATCGTCTTGCCCCAGCGACGGCCGCAGGCCAGGACGTTGAAGCGGCGGGACTCGGCGACGACCGCTTGTTGGCCGATGTGACGCACAGGGAGGGTCGGCAGAGGTGGCGCATTCTCCTCAGTAAGAATGCGCGGGCGGCGCAAGCCCAACTGTCTGGCCGCAGCAAGGGCCAGAGCCGAATCAATGGAAGCTGGCGAGTATCCGTTCGGCATCGGCGACTAGGTCCTCCGCATTCAGCCCGGTATCTTCGGCGATCCGGTCGGCTTTCTCTCTCAAAACGTGCTCGATAGCCACGCGGTCCTTACGCCCCCACTCGTCCGGATAGCGTCGCTCCAGCCACCAGGCAGCGGCCTGCCAATGCTCAGAAGCGGCTTGTCGGACGAGGGCTACGGAGGTAACGACCGCGGCGGCCTCGGCGTTTTTAACAGCGTCTAGAAATTCCCGATATTGGCCCCGGGTTGCTTTCTCACCGCGGGCCAGCCAAGCCATCAAGGTCGACAGACCAACCCGGGCATAAGCAGCCGCAGTCGCGCGCGTGTTGCCGGCGCTGATGGCGGCTAAGACGCGGCCTTGCACGTCGGGCGTGAGCTTCGAAGGACGGCCAGCCATCAGGCTAACGTGCTATGAATTTTGCTATGCGGCCCATCGCTGACCTGGCGCGGTGCGAGTGTGGGGGACCGGCCCGGGTGCGCCACCGTAGACGTGGATGGCGCGAGCGCTGCGCGTGGGGCAAACTTAGACGATTTCACCGAGTGCGGGTTCACGGTCGCCTTTCGTATCTACGATTGGCCCTCATTCTAGCGCTTTCGCCGTTCTTGCTATGTTCCTGCTATGAATGGCCCCTGATCAGCGCCTCGACAGCCTCAG